CTTGATGAAATAAGATTTATGAAATCTTTGCTTGGGAAAGACACCCCAATTAACATAGCGAAAAAGCTAAAGGCAAGGATTGCCGAGAAGGAACTGGAGATCCTAGCATTTGAACAGGCTCATATGTCTGAGATGGATGCTAAGATATTACTGGAATCTAAGAGGATATTCACTGATACAGTGATAAAGAATCTAGCACCTTCTAAGAAAAAGATTGCTAGATTGGCAAAATAATACTTGACTTTTAACTTATTTTAATATAGAATTATATATTATGGCATTACTACCTGCATACTACACGACCACTAGACTCAGTGGTAAATCTAAAGCTAAGAAAAAACCTGGATGGAAAGAGCGACAAGCTAAACATGATGCTTGGCTTCGTGCTAACGATGTTCATCCTGACCAGCTAAAAGCTAGAAAAAAAGAGTTTAAACCATTACAGATATCACAGGCTGACCTAGATCGTCAAAAAGCCAAGGATGAATATAATAAAAAATATCCTAGTATGTCTGATGGTATGAGAGGTAATACTTTCAAGAAAGAGCCACAGCAATATACTGGTACTTTGGTAAAAGGTATTGCTCAGATGCATAAGTCTAATGCTGTGCCTATTATTAACAAGGAGCAGGCAGTGGAAGTTGCCAAGATGAGAAGAGGATGAACGAAATATCAATCATACAGGTTCTGTTATATTCAGGCATATTGGTTTACCTTGGATATACATTGGGTCGTAGAGACCACAAGGTAATAATAAAAGAAACTATTGAAGGATTGGCTAGAACTGGTTTCTTAAAATGGTATTGGAAAGATGGGGATAAAGAGTTTTTAAAATGGAGAGATCCTTATCCTGAAGGAGCAGAAAATAAAGATGATTAAAAAGTTTTTTAGTACATTATGGGGAAACCCAGATAAAGGAATAGCTGGTGAGCCAGATCCTGCTGACTTGACAATAGATAATGCGTACAAGACAAGATGGATTTGGTATCATACTATTCTAGGAATAGAATTATTTTTGGTGAATGTATTACTAGTAGCAATATTGGTGGTATTGGCTGTTAAATTATAAGGAGAAAAATATGGACCATATGAGAATACAAAATAGGATTAGTCACTGTGCTGTTCGTAGAGATATCGCAGGATTAAATGACCTAAAGAAAGATATTACTGTTGAGAAAGAACGACTAGATCGTTGGTTCAACAAGTATCTACATGTACAAGGTGACCACCTTAACCCAGATAATCCAGATACCAAAGCATGGTCGCTGTATAATCTTAAAATGAATGAGTATGGTAAACTAGAAGATCGTCTTACAACCATTAATCATTATCTTGATAAATATAATAACACAGAAAAAACTTATGAGCGAATCAGCAACGACGGATTTTCCTACTCTATTTGAAAATAGTAAATCGTTCTCTCAATATATTGAGAAGATCGTAAAGGAGAAACAGGGCATAACCCACATGGATGCAATACTTGAATATTGTGACAAAGCTGGGTTAGATCCTAAAGAATTAAAAGGATTAATTAGAGGAGCACTCAAAGATAAATTAGAAGCAAACTTTAGCGATCTAAACTATTTACCAAAGAGTGCCAAATTGGATGTTTAATGGATGGATATCGTGTTTATAAATTATACATGGCTCTTAAACTTCACTTCCATAACAAGAAGTATGATGTATTTACAAACAAAGGTAATATCAGAGGATCTCGTGAAAAGTTTTACACGAGGAATGATGTTAAAATATTTGAGAAACTAGCAGATGCATATAAAACTGATCGTGATATTGTCGACTATTTTGTTGCTAATTTCAGCTATGGTCATGATGCCACCCTCTACTCACGAATTACTTCGGAGTCCTACTATACCGATTGGAATAGGGTGCGACAAAGTATGCATAACACATTCAAATCCGACTTGGCTACCATATCCTTACATCTAGAGAAAGAAAGATTGACAGAAAAAGAATTATATAATTTTAATGGTGTGATACCAGAGTTAATGAAAATGGTACTTGGCGAACATGTCCATGTACAAACAGTTTGTATCTTAGATACATTTAAAGGATTCTTTGAGAACTGGACTGAGAAGGCAGGAGTTGCTTTTGAGGAAGATGTTCTCAGGATAACAAAGACGAAAGGATTTGTTAAGTTTGATAAAGACAGATTTGCAGGGACATATAAGTCTTTCAATGATGAATTAATTGAACTAAATACTAGTGCTTGATTTTACTTTTAAGTTTTTATCAAGTAATATAATAAACATACAACGCATATAACGCATATTTAAGGAGAAAAACATATGGTTGATTTAACAGCACTGAAGAAGGACTCCATGTCCGACTTCACCAAAATATCTGGAGAGTTCGATAAGATCGCAAATCCCCAGAGTTCCCAAAAGCAAGGTCCAGATGAAAGATTCTGGAAACTTGATCCCGACAAAGCAGGAAACGCAACAGCAGTAATTCGCTTTCTACCAAGAGTAGAGGGTGATGAGTTGCCATGGGTTCGTGTTTTTAGTCATGGGTTTCAAGGTCCAACTGGTAAATGGTATATTGAAAACAGTTTAACTACATTGGGTGAAAAAGACCCTGTGGGTGAATTGAATTCTAAGCTATGGAACAGTGGTTCTGAAGCCAATAAAGATATTGCTCGTAAGCAAAAACGAAGACTATCTTACATAGTTAATGTTTTGATTGTGAGTGATCCAAAACATCCTGAGAATGAAGGACAGGTCAAACTGTATAAGTTTGGTAAAAAGATCTTTGATAAAATCATGGAGAAAGCCAGACCAACATTCGAAGATGAAAAACCAGTAAATGTATTTGACTTGTGGACTGGAGCAGACTTCCGACTTCGTATGAAGAAAGTTGCTGGCTTCCCTAATTATGATGAAAGTCAATTTACTGATGTGAAAGCAGTTCCTGGGTCTGACGAAGAGTTGGTTAGCATTGTTGAGAAACAGCATAAGCTATCTGAGTTTGTCGCACCAGACCAGTTCAAGTCTTTTGAAGCACTTTCAAAAAGACTCATGGAAGTTCTTGAGGATGAAAACGCAGGATTGGGTACAGCTGAAAATGCAGTACTTGAAACTGTGGCAGCAGCACCTACACCTAAGAGTGCTCCTGCACCTGAGCCAGTCGCAAAGGCTGAGCCAACTCCAGCTACTGGAGAACAGGAAGAGGATGTAATGTCTTACTTCCAAAAAATAGCAGACTCTGAATAAAATTTAGATAATGCGGAGAGGGAGTTTCGGCTCCCTCTTTTTTTTATGAAAGGATAATTATGAAAGAATGGTATGATTTAATTATGGATCCCACAAAGAATGCTATATCAGGATTAAATTTTCAAGTTAAGTTTATGTCTATGCAGATATTGGCTTGGTTATGGTCAGCAGTGTTTGGTATCTATATAATAGAAAGTATATATGCTTTCGGTATATCTGCAGCAGCACATGCTCTATTAATTACAGCAACTGTATTGACTGCAATTTATTTTAAAGAAGTGAATAAAGAAAGAATATCTCAAAGTCTAAGAGGTAAGGGAGGAGAGCACGAATGAAGTTTCAAGATTGGGATAAATTAGTTATCGCATTTAGTTTTATTGTGTTCTGTATTCTTATGGGTAGTTTGATATGAGCAACAGATTTAAGATAACTGTAATGCTTGTAGGGATTAGTCCTTTTGTGACTTTTTATGTGGCTTGGTGTTTAGGTTATGTCACATTATAAAGATGACTTACATGTATTCACTGTATCCTTTATAGTGCGTCCTGATAATAAAATGCAATACCAAGATGTTCATGAACATAGTTATGCTGGTGCTGCAGAATTTGTTAGAACTCACTCGAAACAGCACGAAGTAAAAGGTATTGCTTACAAAGAATATTTTGGACCAAGTGGTTTGGTCAATGGGGAGAGGAAGTTTCCTTAACGACCTCGTCGATTATATTTGTTCTGGAAATAATCGTTGTCAGTATTCTTAGCTGACTTAGGGAAAGCCATTGATGATGTTTGAGTATTTGCTTGGTTGCTTACATTAGTATTATTCACAACAGTAGTATTACCACCAGCCTGTCTCATAGACTCAAGACCAGACTTAGTTATCTCTGATTCTTTATCCAACTGTTTTTGAATATCCTGTTCAATATTAGAATCAATTTCATTACCTAATTTATCTAGATCTTTCTTTCTTGATTGGTCTAAGATATCCTCTTTTGGAGGTATCACTTCTTCATTTATTGCTACAGGTCCACCAGTTTCACCACCACCTTCTTTTGCTTCAACCTTAGGATCAGAATCTCTAAATGGGAAGAACCCACCAAAGCCAACTTCTGTACCAATAACTGGAATCTTAAATGAAAAGGCAGGAATACCAAAGTTATCCATAATACTATCAAAGAAACTATAAACCTTTTCTCGCAAACCATCAAAGCCAAATAATCCAGCTACAGCATCAAGTATGTTCAAGAAGAACTTCGGTATGATTAGAATTAAGTCAAAGAAGAAGTCAGATATATTTTTAAATAATCCCTCGCCATCAGTATTGGTAAATATATTCATCAACGAGTTAAATAGTTCCATAATAGGTCGTATCGGTGCCATAATTATATTTGTCATAAACTCTACAATATGAGATACGAAACCTGCTATACCATCTATTAAAGAACTGAATAGACCTGCGAATGAAAAACTGTTCAGCATCTCTGCTGCTTTTTCCATACCAAAGAAATCTAATACCCAAGCCAATGCACCTTTTATCATATCAAGAGGTCCAAAGATTAATGAGTTGAATAAACCTTTAATTGCTCCAGCGATACCACCAATAATACCACCTTCAGAGAATCCTTCGAATGCTCCTTTGATTGTATCAAATAATGTAAGGATAATTAATAGTGGGAAGAATACTTTAGAAGCTACCTTGGCAACTGCTCCAACTGCTTTACCGAAAGTTGCTAACGATTGACCAATACCTCT